CCTTAATAATATTCCCGATTACTTCAGTCCCATCTTTTTCTTTTTTCTTGCTTAGATATACAATAGTAGAAGAGGCATACTTAAGACCACTACCACCACCCATCTCTTTAGTAGGAACATAAGCACCGATTACATCATAAGTATGATTAGTTACAATCATAGGAATTTTTGCTTGTCCTAACTTAAGTGTGAGCATACGGAATGCACCTTTAACCAGTTGCGATTTGGTCATGTCACGAACTTGTTTGTCGTTCAGTGCATCAGTAATCTCTTTCTCAGTTGAAAGCATACCCAAAGAGTCTAGCACAAACATACAAGGTTTTCGTTCTCCCTCAGGTTTCTTAAGGTAAATATCAACTGCCTTTAGAGCCTTTCCACGAAACTCTTCTACTGTGACAACATTAACCACGACAAGACGTGATGTGTCGATGCCACGTGACTCCAAGAGAGATTTTGTGATGGCAGCCTCAGTATCAAAATAGAGACAATAACCATCGGGATTGGTATCAAGAAAATTCTTAACAACGGCGAGGCTGAAGAAAGTTTTTCCAGTAGAAGACTCTCCAGCAATAGCAGTAATCTTGTTCCCAGATACACCACCAAATATGCTACCTGAAACCAGTGCATTAAAAATGTACGAACCCGTGTCAACATAAGTCTCAGTCTCATCTATTTCAGAAGCAAGAGAAGCATATTCTCCACCAACCTCTTTAATTAAATCTTTAAGAAAATCCATTAAGATACCATCCCGTATTCTTCACGAAGTATTTTTTTATAAGGTAAACCCTGTTGTTTAAGTTCTTTGACAAGTTTTAATTTGTGATAAAGAGCGGCATCTCCGCCAAAACCAAGAGATTTTATGATAGTATCCAATTCTTTATCATTAATAGGCAAATCCATTATGCAAAAAATGATTCAAGGTTTACAGTTTTTTCCATATTCCACCCAATCACATCCAAAATAGATTTGAGTGGATCTACGAAACTTTTCTCAAATTGTAATTCATAATCAATGTATTTGTCAAGTCCAAGTTCTTTTGGAAAATCGGAAATAAAAGAAATAACATTTTCCTGAATAATGTTTGGTTTCTTTAGAAATACAAATTTTACTTTTTCACCATTATTAATAAGAGAATACTTATTAGTTAATTTTTTTTCTTTTATGTAATGATTAAATAAAAGTGCTCCACGAACTTGAATTGGAGTTTTAGGAGCATAAATTGACGATGAAGAATAATACTTACGAACATCAGAAGCAGTTCTTGGAAATGCAATTTGCTCTGGTGGAAGTGTTCTAAACTCTTCTCTACATTTTTGAATAAAATTAATCATGTCATCTTCAGTGCCACTCATTAAAATATTGAAAGAATCTTTAAACATTTTTCTACACGGTGCTGGTGTAGAAGATTTAATTGCCTCAATACCTTTAATCTTGAGTTTAGGTTCTTCATAACGAACACCTTCACTGTCCCATACACTCAAAATATATCGCTTCTTTGCAGTCCAGATACCACGTTCGGCAATACATTCACGCTTCATGAACATCTTTTGGTCGTAAGCATTCACATATTCCGCCAGTTCTTGATAAGAACTTTCAATATACTTTTCAAATTCCACCTGACAGACCTTATCAAGGAACGAAACAATGCCTTGAGTAGTTTTCTCTCTTCCTTTGAATACAGTTTCAACCAAAGGACCCATATTAACGTAAAGAGAATCAGTATCTGAAGCAATAACATAATCAACATCCCCACTCTTAAGAATTTTATTCAAATAAGAATTTACTTTATTCATAATCCACTGAATGGAAAGTTGACCAGACAGTGTGATTGCCTCTGCATTTGCGAGTTTAAAATAACGGAAATACTGATTACCGATGGCACCATAGGCAGAGTTAAGTTGAATCTTCCTTGCCATTTGGATGTTATTGCAGCGAGCAATCTCTTTAATCAACTGCTTATTCTTTGTTTTTTCATATTCTTGCTCTGCCGCAAGCATCTTCTTTTTAAAGATTACACGTTCATTATAAATCTTTTCCATCAGTTCTGGAAGAAATCCCCGAACATCTTTACGATACATCGCTCCATTTGCACATACTGCGTAGTCCTTATACAGTTCAAAAGTGAGATCCTTATTCAGAATTTTGTCTACAGTTACAGATGGATGCCTTTCTTCCAAAAGAGTTTCTGGAGAGATGTTGTATTGCATGATCAAGTGAGGATATAGCGAGTTAAGGTCAAAACTTACAACCCACTCATATATTCCAGGAATCGGTTCCTTTACATAAGCACCTTCATACTTAGAATCTTTATCAGAACGCTCTTTTGGTGGAATAACAATATTCCTTTTCTTCAAATAGTTGTAGATAATTGTATCCCACATTCGTACTTGAGAAAATACATCCTCATAGTTTGCCTTGGCATCATATGCCATTGTAAGAGCAAGTTCAATCAGTTTCATCTTGTCTTCCAAACGGTCAACAAGTTCCACGTCAATGATGTTATACTCTACAAACTTTTGCCAACCTTTAGTATAGAAATCTTTAAAAGTATCAAACTCAGAGTGATCCAGTTTCTTCTGCTTCAATTCAACTTCGGCAATATAATCCAAACGATAAGATTCTTGTGCCTTATATGTAAATTTCTTATAAAGATCAAGATAGTCTAGCTGTGAGATTCCACCAATATCATAACAAAGATGCTTACGTCCGGAGATATAAGTTTCATCTTCAGTAACAAGACCCCAAGGTGACAAACGCTTCATCAGTTTTTCACCAAGAACCCTATCAATTCTGCGAACAAGATATGGAATATCGTACAGTTTGCTATTCCATCCAGTCACAACTTCCGGAGTGTTGGATTCAATCATCCACCAACTAATAAAATCATTTAAAAGATCGTACTCATTAGAAAAAGAACGATAATCAACATTCTTCTGTTTGTTTTGAAAAGGACCTTTACCCCAAGTACGAATTTGCTTTGAGGAATAATCTTGAATAGTAATCAGAAGAACTTCCTCTGCAGCAGATTCTACATCAGGAAATCCATTTTCAGAAGCAACCTCAATATCAATTGTAGTCACTTTAATCTTACTGATATCAAACTTCAGTTCTTCTTCTGGATAAATGTCAGAAATATACTGATAGATGTATTGTGTATTTCCAAAGATTTTAAAGTTTTCTACATTCTCATACTTTTTAACAAACTCCCTACAATCACGAACAGAACCAGGTTGTACTGCTTCAACATATTCCCCATTTAGAGTTTGATATTTAGTTTTTCTATTGGCAGGAACAAAAAGAGTCGGATTAAACTTTTCACGGGTCATAAAGTGTTTACCATCTTCATAACCACGAACCAAGAAGTTATCACCGACCATTTGAACGTTTGTATAAAATCTCATTAGTTACCCTTTCATAATTTTTATAAATTTCAAATTTTTTATCTGAAATTAAATCAACTTTTTTGCCAGTACACTGCTCATACGCCATCATAAACATTGTAAAGTAATGCCAATGATTTTGTGGAATATACTGAGGTGAAAAACAAACAAATACATAATCAAACTCATAATCATCAAATGAATATTCATTTTGGAGATAGTGGGAGAATTTATTTCCCATTAATTCTTCAATAAATGGAAGTCTATCAACGTTACGACTAGTCTCATTATGAATCCAAGTAAAAGAATTTAATTTTTTTCTAGAATAAAGCCATGCACCCCAATTACCTTCGTTGACATGTTCACAATTAATAATCATATCATATTCCATTCTAAGAGCCGCACGCCCACTATTAGATTCATTATTATTAATTTCATCTGAAAATGATACATGGAATATATCATCATGATGGTCAATGTTAATGATATCTAAATTATCAAGTTCAGATATTTTATATAAAATAGAGTCGTGGTCATATCCGAAAAAAACATTTTTAGATTTTTTTATTGATTTTAAAAAAATTTCATAACAAAACAACAATGCTGATTGATCAATATAAAAATGCGATTCCTTGAAGTCTGAAGAATTATACAATAGTTTCCATCTTATTAATGGATTATCGTTCCATTTAATTCCTTGATATAATTCAATTACTGGACCCATAATGTAGTCTAGGTCAATACTTAAAACTTTCATATCAAGTAAAAATATTTTGATATTCCAAAAGAATTTTTGGCAATGGTTCAACTAATGTCAATATACTATCAGAATTTATTAATATAGATTTTTGTTCTGTTATCTTTGGCCATCTTACTAGTTGCTCATCAATTATTTCATATGGATTAATTAACTGGCAATCTGGTTCCCCAATTTCCGAATCTATTTCAGAAATTTCTGATATTAAAAGCGTCCCATTTTTTAAAATTAAACATCTAATCATTTAAAAACTCCTGATACATAGCACTAAGTCTGTCAACGGGTTCCATAATTGTAACAACCCAATTTTTCGGTATAGCAAACTCTTTGTCTTTCGAAATAATAATCCAAGAAGATAAAGAAACCTGAACTGATGACTCCAAATCACTATCTTCCTTTAAAAATAAGGGAGAACTCATATCAACTTTTTTAGGATTTATAAACAAATATCCATAAACTTTTTTTCCATCTTCACCTTCACCAGAAACCAATTCTTTAATATCGGATATTAACAACTCGCCAGATTTTAACAGGGCTAATTTAACGGTCATTTTTTACAAGAATTCTCTTATCAATTATAGCAATAAAAAAGAGGGGTGTCAACTGGATTTTGCCAGTTACCCCTCTATGGCACAGCGCCGACGATATTCAATTATATTTATAGATAGTCTTTCCTTGCATGATGTTCTGGAACGACTTTTCCAAGTGTAATTGTTAACAGTCCATCCTCAAATTCCACTTTCCGTACTTCCGTGTCATCGGATAGTGTCCATACTCTCTTGAAAGATCGTTGAGCCAGTCCCTTATGGACGTAGTTGGTCTCAGATTCCCTATCTTCCTTCTGTCCTTCGACAAAAAGTTTTCCATACTCAGTGTATACATAAACTTCTCCTTTCTTAAATCCAGCAAGTGCAAGTTCTAAACGCGATTCTACGTTACTAATTTGAACAAGATTATAAGGTGGGTAGTTAGAGGTAGTTTCATGAAGATTGAATAGACGATCAAAATATTCATCCATTCCGATACTATTGCGAGTAATCCTATCCATCAGGGCAGGAAGATCCGCAGATGTAAACCTTGAGGTTACAAGATTGGTCATTATGGTAGCTCCTTTAAAAGCGAGTTTGTGTTTTGTGGACCCTTTCGGCGTCCATTATTAATTATACAGGTTTTTATAAAATTTGCTATATTAAATACCGAACAATGTTATTCGGTTAACATAACTATTTTATCAATAATAATTTTAGAATCTTCTACTATTTTATAGATTTCTAAAACATTCATATTATAATGAGAATATAAGTCGAATATTTTTTTACTCAATTCCTCCAAATCATTATATTTTTTTGAAAAAAAGTAATAACAGTAATATGGATCTTTTGTCCAAATTTTAATATCTCTGCATATACAGTTAAAAGCACATCTTAAAAGTAATTTTAAATAATGCTTTATTTTATATTCAAAAAAAGATAACTGGTCTTCATTAATATACTCTAATAATTTAAGTATTTCATCTCTATTTTCTTTTAAAACTTCCTGATCTTCTTTTTCTAAACCATCTAAAAGTTTTTCATCAATTAATCTAAAATCTAATTTATCAATAGATAAATCTTCGCCCCATATACATCTATTCATAAATCTAGACCCCAATAAATTAGATTTAAAAAAACTAATACTGTCGGTTTCTAAAGTAACTTCTAATTCAAAGTTTAAATTTTTTCTTACTTTTTCTACAAGAAGAGTTTTAAAACTATGTAATTTTTTCTGTAAATATTCATCCCTATCTACATCATAAAAATCAGAAATATCAGAACTTCCAAATAGTATAACAAAATCTAAGCTTAATTTTTCTCCAGGTTCTACAGTTTTATATAAATCCCTTCCATCCAAATATATTGAATGAATATTAGGAATATAGTCAAATATATCTTCCAATAAAAAAGAAATTACTTCACCAGTAAAAAATGGAAAAGTAATCTCTTTAAAATTGTTACTCAAATAATTTGATGAATCTACTTCCCAGTATTTTTTTGCAGTAGTATTATGCACTTTTTTGAATATAAGAAATTAATCTTGTTCATCTGCTTTTTTCTTCTTAGAACCAATGTTATACTTGGTTTCTAGAATCCAGTCCCCTTTATCCTTGTAAGCAAGAACTTTAATTTGATTCAATGGGGCAATATCTTGGATTTTCTTAACATCAACAATCTCAATCAAACCCCAATCTGCAAGAAGTTGGGCAATACGATTGCGACGCTGCACATCATTCACAGTAAGATTTGCATGTTTACCGTCGAGAGCAAACAATTCCTTAAAGTGAACCAGATAGTATCTACCTTGCTTATGAAGAATATGGCAAGATTGATAGATTTTCTTTTCCTTTCGTGATGCGACTCCGATACGAGTCAAAGTTTCGCGTACCTTCAAAAAGTCGTCTGGTTCATTGAGAACCACTTCAACCATTTGATCGGGCGTCCACTTCACTTCAGGTTCTTGAACGACACTCATTTTGTTCCTCCAGTTTCAAATTTTGATTTAATAAATGTTAGTTGTTCTTTAGTAAGAATCCTCAAAGCTTGTTTTGCCTTTTCATTACTATAACCATAGTAACGTTTAACATAATCAAGGTCTTTGATTTTATCTTGTCGGAGCCAGGGAGAAAATCTCTTCTTTTTCCTCAGACTATTTATAAAAAAGTCATATTGAAGTTTTTTAGAGAGAAAATGATATCGGTTCATTTCATTGGCAAACATAATACAATCAATGTGCCCAGAGAGGCAGCGATTGATGATATATGGAGCATATTCCTTCTCAAGTGAAGGGTCTTCATCAATTAGATTGTTCTTCGTTTGATTGATCGAGTTTAACCAGTCCTTCAATTCCATAATTAAACAGCAGCAGTTCTTTACGTTGTTTTTGCTCTCGCATATATTCACCAACGGAACGCATCGTATAAGTAAGATCAAACTCAGCAGCGTTCCAGTTCTTGAATCGGTCTTTTACAAGTTGATCAGAATTATAACTTACTAACTGGTCCATATCATTAGAATCGCAATCAGCAGCAAACTTATCGTGATCAAATCCTTTATGCATTGATCCTTTACGCCCATAGAGATTATCCTTAATGTCATAAGGAGGATCGAGATACATAAAAGCACCCATGTTTCCATCCATAAGATAATCGTAGGAGTAATTAGTTATACGCCATTTCTCAATTAGTTTAGAATACCCAGGCAGTTTTTCAATTCCGCGCAGACTGAAATTGTTGTTGGAGGCTTGTTCTGAAAATGATGAACTCTCTGTGAGACCACTGAAACTACACTTATTGACAACATAGAAAGCCACAGCACGATCAATGCTTGGCAAACTTTGGTCATTGATATGCTCCTTTGACTTTAGAAAAAGTTCTTTAGCAAGTTCAGGAGTATTGTATGAAAGTTTGCAATCAACTAATTCTTTTTTTAGTTCATTGCCAAACATCTGGAGTTGTTGCCAGAAGTTTACCAGTGGTTCATAAAGATCATTTACCCAAATATCTAGGTTAGGATATTTCTTTGTGATATAAATCGCAACACTTCCACCACCAAGAAATGGTTCACGAAACTCGTCATAGTCACGAAGATCTGGAAAATAAGGATTCATCTTATCACAAGCACGGGACTTGCCTCCAGGATACCTCAAAGGTGTTTTAAGAGACTTCATAATCAATAGGATGATACTTCAAATATTCAAGAAAGGTCATTTTCATTTCTTTCTGCGTCATGCCACAGTGCTCTGCGGCGGCAGGAAGAGTCATTTTAGCGCGAAACAATGCTTCGTTTGCTTCCTTCACATTCTCGGGAGTAGTTTTAACTTTTGGTTCTACTAATTTAGATTTATCAATTTTCAGAATTCCCATTCAATCCTCACATAATAAGTTTTTTACTTGGTGCCTTAATTACAGAAAACATTTCTTTATATTGATCTGCAATTTGTTCTTGTGTATCTGCGATATAAACTACATATTTTTTTGATACGGAAAGTTCTTCATTCTTTCCTTTCAGGAGAGGAGACCAAGGGGCAAAACCCATCTGCCCATTACCAGCAGGAATAGCAACAATAGGATTAGAAATAACAATCACTTCTTCCCCCATATCAGTCTTATCATCAATTAGGTCTGCAATTACATCTTCACCAGACCACATACGAATAAGTTTCACATTCATTTTAAATTACCTCAACGAAATTCACATTCTACCATAATTTCAGTTAATGCCGCTAGGAGGTTAATTTCCTGATCAGCCACGAACGCACATTGGTATTGATACTTAGCAATAACAAGAACGGCAGCAGGGATAGACTGGGGCGAAAGGCAATCATAACAGGCGTCATACACCCTACGAAGTAAACTAGAAGCATCGTTGTCCAAGTTGGAGACCACCCACTTGCGGACTTCTGGAAAGTTTTTGTCTTTGAGATTCTTAATGAGTTCATTTACAGATATGTCAGAAAAAGATGCAAGAATGCCAGAATCAATTTTTCCTCCAGTAGAGTACCTTTGGCATTCATTAAGAACTCTACGAAAATCAGGAAAGTGTTTAGTGACTAGTTCAACAACAACCTTTTCATCATACTCAATTTTCTCCTGATCCAAGATTTGGAGAACCCTCTTGAAGAAACTTCCTGCAAGTTGCTGCTTTTGCTTCCCTTTGATGTTGAAGTCGATGACGGCGCATCGAGAGTGAAGGGGTTCAATAATTTTGTTCTTGTAGTTGCAGGTGAAGATGAATCGGCAGTTGTTATAAAATGCCTCAATATTCGCCCGTAGTAGGAGTTGTACGTCGTTTCCTGTGTTATCAGCCTCATCGATAATGATGACTTTGTGTTTAGAAGATCCCGTAAGTGAGACGGTCGAAGCGAAGTTCTTCGCTTGGTTCCGTACAGTATCCAGGAAACGCCCTTCGTCGGATCCGTTGATGACATAATAATCTGCCCCCAGTTCGTTACATAATGCTTTTGCAATTGTAGTTTTACCAATACCAGGAGGTCCAGCAAGAAGGAGATTAGGAATCTCACCTTTTGTCACAAACTCCTTAAATGTTTTTTTAGTTTCATCTGGAAGAATACAATCATCAATTACTTGAGGACGGTATTTTTCCGTTAAAAGAAATTCACTTGCCATAATCAAATCCAATCAGGTTTTCTTTCTGGCATACGAAGATAGTTATCAGCAACCCAGGGTTTGGATGCGATATATCTTTTATATGCTTCAAATGTATCAATAGTCTTATCAAACTTCCATTCCTCAGGCATTGCCCTTGCAAATGGTGTCACTTCTGGAATCTTTCCTCTTGGAAATAAGTAAAAAGCATCTACAAGAGTCTTGTAGCAGGAGTGAGTTTTATTATACCGCAAAGTGTACTCATCACACAAATTGAGACCCCACTTGATTAACCAATAAGCATTATGGATACTCTCCATTGCCCATTTAGTGCAGGGATGATTACGAAATGCTCCTTTTTCGGTTTTGTAAGGGGTATGGTCAGTCTTATACAAGTGTCCATACCCATGTCCCCATTTCTCCGAGGCAACGATAGAAAGCATCTGACAGCATTCTAAAGGCATCTTGACAATATGCTTGTCGGGAAGACAGATAGCACTCTCTGCAGGAAATGGAGATGTGGCGAAGATATTCATCAACCAAAGGTAGAATCAGGTTCCAGAGCAATATAATACTTCAGGTTGTACTTGGTGTTCGTGAACTGAGACAAAAGTTTAGAAGACACCACAACGTCATAGGCACCAGGAATAATCTTGATATTTTCTACCTTGAAGTTGAAGGTAAACTCATCATTAGTCTCACCAACCACAATGGCATATTCGTTAGAAGTGTCATTCTTCTTATCCCGCACCACCAATTTGATTACACCATTCTCACCAACGGCAGACAGGTCAGGCAGTTGATACACTGCTGCAGCCTTGACCAGTTTCTCAAGAGAAGTGCTGTCTAGTTGGAAGCATACATCTTGAGAAGGCAGTTGGATTGCCTTATCAGGAGGAGAAATAATCACGTTAGGGTCAGCATAAAAATATTTCACCCGACGTTTACCTTCTTTGATGCTCAAGTACGATTCTTCAGTAAAGTCTAGGTCAGGATCCTGATGAAGTCCCAAACCATTCAAAAACTGGTTAAGGTCGTAAATCGCAAAGTCACGTGGGAACTCTTCATTAATTTCTGCCTCAGCAAGAATATTCTTCGCTACAGAAATTGTACGAAGTTGAGTTCCCCTTTTCACGAGAATAGAGTTGTTAATGCCTGCAAAGTTCTTCAGGAGAGCAAGAGTATTATCAGAGAGTTTCATAGTTTTGTCTTGAAGTTTCATAATCAACGGAATTCAGTCAGACCATTATCTTTGCGGGAATAATGCCCATCAAAGTGAAGCAGAAGCATAGCATAATGAATCACTTTGAGAAGGTCACGCTTATTGCGCCCATCCTTATCACCATAGCGACTACCATATTTGATGATGTTTGCTTGGCAGAACCCAGCGGCAAGTTCTTTTGCTGCCATTAGGTCAATTGTTTGAACATCCTTGTAGTCTTGTTCGTGACCACAGTAGTGACTACCATAAGTACTGGTCACATAATCTTCAACATCTTTGAGAATTTTATCTTCATTGTATTTCCAAAGATGATTTTTAGTTTCGCTCATAGTAAAAGTAAAAGTTGAATCACTCATAAAGGGAAGGTACATTTTTACCTTCCCCAATTATATCAAACAGACTGATATGTGTCAATGGACTCTTCAGAAGGCATTTTAAAGTCAGCATCAACCTTGTCATACAGTTCCAGGAAGGACTGTTTGGTTTCATCATCAAAGCGATTCACACACACTTGAATTGCCTTTGCCTTGTCTTGAAAAATGCTGTATGCACGGATAATGTGAGTCAGACGACGGGTGCTGATGATTTCCTCAATACCACCATCATAGAAGGTCTTGCGGATGATGTCTGCCCAGTCCACCAGACGCTTGCAGAAGTCACGGTCTTCCACGCCAAGGTCCAGAGCAATGCCTTCCAGGATCTTCTGCTCAGTAGCAGGGGCAGGATAGGACTGCTCAAAGGTCACAGGGAAACGCTCAAGGAATGCCTCATTGAGCACGTTGGTGCCGATGAAACGACCATCATCAGAACCCTTACCTTTGGTGTTAGCAGTGGCGATGACGTTGAATCCAGCAGCAGGTTTCACAAAGCTACCAATCTTCTTGAGGAACACACCCTTACCTTCCAGAATGGATTGAAGGCACAGAATCTTGTTAGAAGCAAGGTCAATCTCATCCAGCAGCAGCACAGCACCACGCTCAAGTGCTTCAACCACAGGACCATTGTGCCAAACAGTTTCACCATTCACAAGACGAAAACCACCGATCAAATCATCTTCATCGGTTTCAATAGTAATGTTCACACGAATCATCTCACGTTTGAGTTGAGCACACGCTTGCTCCACCGAGAACGTTTTACCGTTACCCGACAGACCCGTGATAAACGCAGGGTAAAAGATACGGGACTGAATAATTTTTTTAATATCACCAAAGTTACCAAACTTGACGAAGGTATCATCTTTATCAGGAATGAGGTTTTGTTCCACGGCAGGGAGGGCAGCAGGAGCTTGATATGCTTGCTCCATTTTATTTACAACAGTCGGGGTCACTTCCAGATTCCAACGACCACGAGCAGTCTTATAGTCTTCAAGGCGACGGGTCACAGTCTGGTAGTTCAGACCACGAGAGGCGCAAAAACCTTTGAGGTCGCCAGAAGTAATTTCAGAACCATAGAGTTCTTTGATGCTTTCAATGAGTTGTTGATCGTTCACAGAAGACTTGCGAGGCATGATGTAGTTAGGTGGTTTGTTTCAACAGATATATTATACACACAAAAAAGGGGCAACCACGTGCCCCTTGTGACAGTTTGAAGATTGGTTCAGTCTTCGGGTCGGGTGTTTGCAACAGGTTTACCTGCCCTTCTTGCTGCTTTATTTCCTGCCCCCCTATCTCTATTTTTACCCTGAACATCTGCCCAGTAATCTTTATTACGTCTATTGCTTTCACCACCAACAGAGCGTTCTTCTGGAGGGGCACTTCTTCCACCACGCTTTCTCATAGATCCAAACTTAGGATCTAGTACTTCTAACATAAACTCTTTAAAAGTTTTCATTTTAGTCTAAGGTAATTTTTTTACTCTTCGAAGCCTTGGTAATAGGAACTACCTTATCTTCAACTACTTCCTTTACAGGTGCTGGTGCTTGTGTCGGTTCGGAAACTGGTTGTGGTTGCCCAAACAAGTCAGTAAATCTACTCATTAAAATTATCAGAATTCTTTTAAATATTTATCAAGCAACCAATTCTACAAACTCACCAAGAATTCTTTTGTTCATTTTCTTAGATTTAAGGCTCTTTACAAATGCAGATTTAATTTGTGCCTTAGATGCACACTCAGCAACATCAAACTCAGTATCCTGGGAAAGGGCATTAGAAGAAAGACCGAAGTAAGAATGATATCCAGACTTTTTGATAGTGAATGCTTTCTCTTTCTTCCAAGCAGTCATTACTTTTTCATAATCAGGACCATAATATCCACAATAGCGTCGAATAAAGTTGCCAGCATCACGCCCTTCAAGAACACGAATACCAATAAAGTTAATATCAGCGAACTTATCACGAAGATTGCGAAGAAGAACATCAGTAAACTGATGCCACTCTACATCACACGAATAAGTATTACCAGTCTTGCGGTCACGCAGGAAAGCATTAGGTCCAATGTGAGCAGTGCCCATAAAGGGACCATCTTCCCAGTGACGTTGAACCTCACGGTGATACTTGACCATGCAAGCTTCACCATCAGTCAGTACAACACACTGAACTTTCTGAAGTTTGTTCTCTTTTTGAAACTTAGGAAGAATTTGATGAAGAGAGATAAGTGCCTCATTCAGAGGAGTTCCAGAAAGACTCAGACCAGTAGGAACTGGATAAGAACAGTGAGACCAACGACTAAATGAGGCAGCAAGACGGAAGATATTCTTCATCTGCTCATCCAGAGTCTTACCATTCACATTACTAGTAAGCAAATTCATCATTGAAAACCACTCACCAACTTGAACAAGACCATCTTTTTTCTTGTAGGCAAGTTCACGCAGGTTTACTTTACCGTGTTCATCATACGTTACCAAAGGATACTCAGAAGTGAAAGCATAAACCTCAAAAGGAATTGCAACTTTCTTGCAGAACCAAACAAGGTTGAAGAGTTGCTTGACAGTATCTAGCATGACATCACCCATCGAACCAGACCAGTCCAGAACAAATACTAGACCATGATTCTTACCATCAGCAAGAGTCGTTACCTTACGGAACAAGTCTTCATTGTATTTGTAAGTGTGCAGTTTGGTGCAGTCCAGAACTCCAGTGCGAGCAGTAGAAGCACGGGAGTAGGAATCTGCTGCCTTACGACACTCAAACTCCTTCACCAGATAGTTGACTTCTTTCTGGGCAGAACGCTTGAACTGATTGAACTGAGTATCAACTCCACCAAAGATAATCTCTTCAGCATATTCACGGTATTCCAACCAGTTGCTCCACTCATCCCGACAACGATTGTGAATCTCAGAGTTGGGGACAATGATTTTTTTCAGGTCAACTTGAGGAAGTTCCAGATAAACATTTTCATAACCATCACGATTCACCAGTTCTTTCAGTGCCTCTTCCAAAGAGTCCATCGTCTTGACTTCTGGTTCTTCATCTTTCTCACCACCAACAAGAGATTTATTAGGATGCTGTTGCTGAGAATTTTCACCAGAAGAAGCACCATCTGAACCATCAGACTCAGGTTGATCATTCTCACCTTCTTGCTGGTCAGAGAAGTCAGAAGCAGGTTGCTGACTTGCACCAGAATCCTGAGATTGAAGGTTATCCAGTTGAACCTTAGTCTCTTCCTGTTGCTTCTGCTTACAATACTTGTAGAGTGCCTCTGCGGCAATCAAAACCTCAGAAAAGGTTTCAGATTCTGCAATCTGATTGATAATATCAGTCTCTTCTCCACGCTCAATCAGAATATCAGTAAAGTTACCGATCTTGAACCACAGGTTTGCACGGTCGGCAAGATTCATCTCATCAATCTTCTCATCGGCAATCTGAAAGAAATCATCATCAGCAAGTTCCTTGTAACCGTTGAAAAAGGTCTTAGCAAGACCAGGATAACGACGCTTCATCATCTTTTCAATACGAGCATCTTCCACGATATTGACGAACTGAGGAGGAACCCTGACCTTCTCAGTCCAGTCTTCATCGGGTGTATAAAGTGCGTGACCAACCTCGTGCCCCACCAGCAGGTCATACACGGTATTGCTTGCCTTCTCCCACATCGGCAGGGTCAGCACACGAGTATGAACGTTGAACTGGGCAGTCTCTACCTTCTTGTGCTCAACCACAAGATCTTCGGTGGCAAGCAGTTTAGCAAGTTGGGACTTGATTTCGTGGCGGACGGTCATAGGTCTGATGCGTTATAAAACCAATATACAAAAAAAGAGGGTGGTGAAACCCTCTTGTGTGCCAGTTTGGAAAGTGGTCTTATCTAATAGTGATATCTGGTTTTTTAAGTAGTTTGCCAGCAGCTCCACTAGTTGGTGGTTCTCCAATAACAGGTGCAGGAGATTTTTTACCGTCAATTCTATTTGATGGTTTTGACATCAGATTCTGCATTGCTGGACTCATCTCAACAATACTTTGCTTCCACTCTTCACTCATATTTGCCATAATAGCAAGAGCTGCTTTGTTGGTATCAGCATAACCTTCTGCGACCAGGTATTCTAGCAGATAATCAAAGAGATCTATTTCTGGTTCAAAATGTGCTTTTTGAACGGTTGGTTTATTTTTCGCTTCAAGTTCATTACGACGACCAGCTGGATTATTCATTGCATTACGACGACGAATTTGTCTCATTGCTTCATCATCATCCCCCCTACCCATAGCACGTCTCTCAGTTTCATATGCTCTATTAGACTGTCTTTCAATTTTTTGTTTATTGGGAGATTTATATCCTTCTTCTATTGAAGTTACAGTTTTGTCAACTTGGTGAATCTGTTTATATGCTTCCCAAAGTTCTTTAACTTCCTTATCTTTCATTTTTCTATGTGTTTTTATGTATTTATAGTTGAGTTACTTTACCTTAGTTGTATACTTTTTACTGTTCCATGTAAATTCTTTTTGCCCAGAAGTTCTAGCTGCCTTAAAAGCTTTATCGAAAGATTGTGCTTTAGTTAGTCCTTGATCAGGATTTTTTGGACCTTGTTGTGGTTTGTAATCACCTCTTCTTAGAGCTGCTTTGAGAGTGCTATCTCCTGTATTATAAGATTGCAGTCCAGCAGCGGCCGCTGCAATATGAGGACTACGTGTAGGAAGAGACACTCCAGGATTTCTAGTCTGGGTGTTAGATCTGACAGATCTCATCAAATTTTGCTGCCCAGTAGCATTAGGTCTTGGTGGGGTTCCAATTTTAAAAGTTTGTTTTTGTGGTTGGGGTTTAGAAGATCCTTGAGTTGCAATTTTATTCAAATTTACAGGACCACTAGGTGGTTTTTGTGGCATTTTATCAATACCGGTCATCATTCTAAACATTTTAGCGGCATTGCTAATATTTTTACCTACGTCTTGTAAGGCATTTTCAGAAAGAATTTGTTCTGTAATACTTCCCCTCCAATCTTCACTCATGTTTGACATAATAATAAATGCAGATCTATCATTATTAGCATATCCTTCATCGATTAAATATCCAACAATATATTCATCACTCAATCCTTTTCTAGCAAGATGACCAGCTAGTCTACCAGTATTATAAACTCCTTTAACAACTTCACCACCAACTTTTCCAACACCTTTTGCTGCTTTGCCAATTACTTTACCAGTTTCCTTTGCAGCGTCCATAGCAGCATTATGTCTTTCAAGTCCTCTGTTTACAACACCAGCAAGACGGTCTAATGTTGTTGGTTTTCTAGGTTGTTTCTTAGCGGCAGAGGCAACAGCAGATTGTCTTTGGAGAGATGCTTTCAAACCTGATGGTTTTGATTTTGATGCTTCGTTTTCTGCTGCTTTTCTTTCTGTCTTTTGAGCACGAAGTTCTTCTATTCTTTTTTCTGGAGGTTTTCCTGGCGATTTCTTTGTTCCTTTGTATGGTTTACCTGTTTTACTTACTGGTTCAACTTTTACTTTTGTTCCACCAGAACCTCTCCTTGCTTCAGTTAAAATATATTCTTCAGCAATATCATAAACAAAATTAGCAAACTCCTCTAAACCAAGTTCTTCGATAAGAATATCAACTCCATCCTCATTAAGACCCATTTCATAAAAATATTGAGCAGCAATTTCTACTTCTTCTTTCTTAATTGTCCCACCCTTATTAAATCCAGGAACTCTTCCTCTCAAAGGTTGTGTTGCTCTATCATACATTTGTCCTCCTGTTCGTCTACCAAGAACATTACCAACAATTGCTCCACCAGGAATTCCAGTTCTTTGACCTTGAGTTCTACCAACTACGCCACCAACAGTTTTTGCCGCACTTCTTCCTAAATTATCCAATGCCGAAATAGGATTTTCGCTTAATTGCTCACCCTCTGCCTCATAATGTGCATTTTGTAATGTTGGTTTTTTAGGTTCAATAACTTTACCACCACCATGAGGTTTAGTTAATGGTTCTAAAACGTCTCTAGCAGTTTTTCCTGGTGGAATAGGAACTCCAATTTGTTCATAAACTTGATTATATGCTTCCCAAATATTTTTTAATTCCTTTGAATTCATTTTTTTATAAAGACTTTTTTAGATATTTATAAAAAAAGAACCGCCCCGTAAGAGGCGGTTCTTGAGTGCTTGGCGTCGTGCTTTTGCTTGTCGGAGTGCTTGCGGTTTTAGTTTTCGCTTTTGCTCCTTCTTACTGTGGTGTTGCCAATTTGGAAGTTTCATTTTTCTAGTGATTCTTGAGATACCATACGCGAAAAACCTTTAACCTTTTCAAACCGTGTGACACTTTCGAATTTGTCATGTAGGTCTGTCTTATGAGAAATCACGAAGATATTAGCATCCTTAATGACGTAACGAATGATTTTCAGAAACTCATCCGTACCAAAACCATCAAGTGAGGAATCAAATACCTCATCCATAATCAGCAGATTGGTATTAACGGAGTTTTTGACTCGTGCCACTTCTCTCCAAGTGAAGAGGAGTGCCAAATCGATTCTCATTTTTTCACCCTCACTGAAGGAACTATAAGAAAAGTCTTCATGAATGGGTGATTTTACCGTTTCGTTGAATTCTTCATCCAGATGGAAATTAATATAAAAATCCATCATTTGAAGATAACGATTCACCTGCTGATTTATGAACGGAAGATACTTCTTAATGATCTTCGTTTTTACACCATCATCCTTTAGTAAGGAATAGGCAAAATCGTAATAAACGATTTCTTCTTTTTTAGTTGAAAGGTCTTCGAATGTTTTTTGGAGATTGGTTTGAAATTCTTCTAACTTCTCATGTTCAGTATTTCTGTTTGCAAGGTTTTGGGTAATAGTTTGAATTTCAGATTCAAGGTCTCGTATTTGTCTCTGGTTGAGGTTAATCCGAGTATTGTTTTGAGAAATCTCATGGTTGAGTTTCGTAATCTCCTTAGAAAGTGCGATGAATTGACGCTCTCTTTCCTGTTCTATTTTTATAGTCTCTTCCAGGTCTTGATAACCTTTTTGGAGTTCCTTTGCTTTATTTTGAGCGTCTGTAATTCTATTTAACCGAAACTCTTCCTCAATCGTCTGAGTACATGTAGGGCATACCGTATTTTCAGTAAAAAACTTATGCTCTTTGGTAATAGCAGATACTTTCTGAGAAATTTTACCCTTAAGGTTGTTGAGTTTGACTAACTTATCCCCAGCACCTACAACTTCCTCTTGCTCCTTGGTGTACTTGAAAATATCCTCTTCGGTCTTAGCATTTTCATTTAGATAAACACCAACTTCAGCATCTAACTTGGAAATCTTTTCTTGGTTGGCATTAATATTGGCATTACCACGATTTTCAAGTTCCTCAATGAAACTTTGTTGCATCTTCATCTTGTCCTTGAGATTTTCTTTCTTAAGTTCAAGTGATTTTACTTGCTCTTTCTTTTCACGAATCTTATCTTTAATCAACGCATTCATGGTAGAAAATATACGAATATCCAACAAATCCTCAATCACTTCCCGTCGATGTGAAGTTGCAAGTTGCATGAAAGGTACAAAGGTACTACTACCCAAAATCACAATTTGGGTAAAAGACTTGTAGTTTACCTTAAGAATATTTTCTTCTAGAATTTTTTGATTAGCACGATCATCCGCTTCTTTATGAAGAGGGTTGCCATTCACTTCAATATCAAAAACATTTGGTTTGATTCCACGTCGAACCAAATAATTTCTATTATTGATAGTAAACTCAATCTCAACTAAACAATCTTTTTCGTTTACGGTGTTGACAAGTTGTGGTTTATTGATTTTACGAAATGGTTTGTTAAACAAAACAAATGTTAAGGCATCAAGAACTGTAGATTTGCCAGCACCATTTGTTCCAATAATTAAATTTGTATTATTTTTTTCAAAATCAATTTCCGTAAACTGATTTCCAGATGACAGAAAATTTTTGTATCTAATCTTGTGAAATACTAACATTTTTTGGGGGAATTACAATATCTTCAGGGGTAATCACTGCATACTTGTAATTATAAAGCTTACAAGTTTTTATGGCAAGTTCATCATCAACTTCAACAACTTGCATTTCTGTTTCTTCTTGATCTTCCAACATCAAGGCATACCGAGTTGCATCATCTTCATCTTCAAACAAAAATAAAACTTTATGTCCATATTGGTCCTGAACTGCATATGCTCCGTCGTCTTTTCTGTCTTTAAGAGTGAGAAGAAACATTACTCTACTTCGCAAGATTGTCTATAAAGATCTTGAAATATACCCTTAATAATGTTTTTATCAAATTGAAATTCAGATTCATCAATATAACGATTTAAGATTGACATTGTATTTTCTTCCTCATCAATCTCAAAATCTTCATTCTCTTGAATGTCAAAATTTTCAACAATCTTCAGATCCTGAATACCTACAGAATAAAGTTTATCAATAAATTTTTCAAAGTCTTTAGGTTTTGATTTTTTACGAACAATGACCTTAACGATTTTACTCTCATACTCAGTTGCATCAAACAACTGATAGGGAGTATCTTCATAATAAATGTTGTAAAATAATTTATAAGGATTGTTGATTGGAGTATGAGTGAGGGTTTCCGTATCAAAGATATGAAAACCCCGAGTATCATTTACATCCGTCCAATACATTTCATAAGGATTTCCTAGATAGAAAACCTTTCCGTTGTCTGATCGAGTGTGATAGTGTCCCGAGTAGACCCGTTCGAACTTCTCAAATAGTTCGCTCTCCAAACCATGCTCCATGATGAGTTGTCGATTAACTCTAAATCCTTGGAGTTCAAGGTGCCCCATCGCAACCGTGCTAGTTGTCTTTTGAATAAGTTTAAGAGTTTTTGCTTCATTTTCTTGATTAATCCAGGGTAAAAATAAAATTTTTAATCCACCAATATTAACTTCTGTCGGTTCACTATATGTCTTGATATTAGAATAAGTCTGAAGAATAAGTTCAGGGGAGTTTACACTATTGGTATTCTTGTAGTAAGTATCATGATTACCAACGATCATGTGTACATCATAATTTTTCAAATTATCAAATACCACTCTTTTTGACCATTCAAGACTTTGATAATCAATTGACTTGCGGCTATCAAAAGCATCACCCATATGAATGACTGCTTTTACCCCCTGTTTTTCGAGAGTAGGAAAAAATACATTCTTGTAGAAAAGTTCAAAGTAATCATGAAGATACTTTGACCCTTTTTTGGCACCATAGTGGGTGTCTGTTATGATTGCTACCTTCATTTATTACTGCGATACTGAATGGCATCTTTAATGGAATTATACTCCGAACTATGCCCAGAAAGCAAGCTGTCGTCAACCATCATAACCTCATCAAATCCAGTGCGTTCGATAATCTTGGTCTTGATATCCAGTTGCTTCTTCTCTTTCTGGATTCTCCTCAGAAATGCGTAGTGAATAATCTGAGTAAAATAGGCAAAAGGATTTTTTGATTTCTCTGGATCGAAATTATGAATATATTGAACACAATTTTCAATTCCGTCAGAGATCATATCCTCACGAAACATATAGTTTACAAAGTTTGGTTTATATGATAAGTGAGTCGCAATCTTCAAAAAACACTCGCCCAAATAATTTGGAATAGGAGGTTTTCCTTCCCAATGTTTTGCCCTATCCTGCTTAGTTGGATTTCTATCATATTTTTTAACAAAAGAGCTCTCAACTTTAGAACGATAGACAATCATTGCCTCTAATAGCTCTTTGTTGTTCACATAATGTTCTGTTTTTTTCTTGGGCATAGCATTGGACTCATTTAATATAATTTTTCTTTATTATAACATATTTTCAAAAGACTTGACAATATTAAAAAATATAAGTAGAATCTCTTTGTTGGTTTTGAAGATGAGATTTAGCTTTTATTATTCTTATATATTTTTTCTAAGCTCTTACGAGCTTCTTCTACTGACGATAAATATCCCATTCTTTCAGATATATTAACTTTTCCACTCTGATTAAATATTGATGAAGAATCTTCATCGTTTACGAAGCTATTATATACTTCTATTAATTTTTCATTTTTACTTTCAGTTATTGTAATAA